CCCTCCTCCTCAGCATAAAACGGGCAAGCCGCAACAATTCAGACGCCACAACGCTTTGATGCGCAACACGGCGGCGAGCTGTTTCCCATCAATGAGAGCAGGCGACTGCGTGCCAACCCAGCTGCTCGCAACTCAGGAGTAGCGGGGGCCGAAAGGACGGGTGTCGAAATTTCGGCAATTGCCCGAGGCTCCCGCTCCTCCCCAACAAAAAACGGGCAACCCGCAACAATGTAGACGCCGCAAGGGCTTGATGCGCAACAGATGCGCAACACGGCACGAGCTGTTTCCCGTCAACGAGAGGTAGGCGGCGTTGCTAAACCAGCTTCCCCGCAACTTGGGAAAACCCGGGGCAGAGGGGACGGGGTAGAAATTTTGGTGTTAAGGCGCGAGCTCCCACTCCTCCCTAGGAGAAAACGGGTAAGCCGCAACAATGCAGACGCCACAACATTTTGATGCGCCACACGGCGACGAGCTGTTTCCCGTCAACGATCGCTCGCGGCGCCAGCTTCCTGGGCTAATCAGCTCCCAACCGAGCTTCCCGCAACTCAGGAGAACCTGGGGCCGACAGGACGGGGATAGAAATTTTGCTTACGTGGGCTTCATTTCGCGGGCCAATGCCGAATTTGTAACCCGTATGGTATGTGGCGTGGGGGGCCGAAGCGATCGAGGCCGATACATGACCGGCGACCCGACTGACTGGCACCAGGCTTTAGCCCGCGTTAGCGGGCAGCTTGTTCGCGGGCAGCAACGGGTGACAACCCACGAGCTGCTCACTGTGCATCTGGGCGTCCGCGTCACCGACCAGGCGTGCCGGCGGCTGCGGCGGGTCATGCGCGAACTCGGATGGCGAGGACCGCGGCTGATGCGTTGGGGCAAGAAGACGCTTCATGGCTATTGGAAGCATCCGACGGTAGGCCTGCCGGCAATCGTGCCGGAGGAACCGGTGGCAGACTTAGCAACGACGGAGGGGGCGTCGCTCGCACCTCAGCTCGCGGCGGCGACGCGACTGGCGTTGGAGAAGATGACGCAGATATTGAAAATCCCCACCGACCGGGGCGACGGCAACCTGCTGCGGGCGCAAACGGCTGCGGCAGGGATTGCCGTCAATGCGCAGCTGCGGGCGGACGAGACCAGGATGAAGCAAGTGCGGCGCGGGGATGTCATGGCGCGGCTAATCGCGATGATGAAGGAGGAGGAGGCGAAGATGGCCGAGGATGAGCGGCTTGAGCGAGAAGGTACGGCAGCCGTGCCCACGCAGGACCCAAACGATCACACCTAATCCCCACTCACGCTCCCTGTCCGCAGCCAGCGGGACCGTTCCACGAGCACCTGGACCCTTCTCCTCCCTAATAATTAGGAGATAACAGAGAACAGCAGAGAAAGAGAAGGGAACGGCTGACAGGTCGCCCAAAATGGAGGGGGTACCCCTGCCGTTTAGGGCGACCTACCCCTGCCGTTTAAGGCGATGTTGGAAACCAAAGATGGGTGATCAGCGGGCTATGTCCCCGCTTCCGCTCGACGACGATAACCCCGGCGCCTTGGAGCTCCTCTAGGCCGTATCTTTTTCGTTTCTCGGATAGGCCAAAAGCCGTGAGGGCGTTGCTTGTCAGCCGCACAGGATTGCGTCCGTAAGCCTTCGAAGATGAGCTGGTCGAGGTCAATTAATAATGCCCAAGCCGCGCTGAGGCGATAGAGCCGACGCGCCCGATCGTGCGGAACGCGGGGCGAAAGTTTCGGCGAGGCCTGCATTCGCCCAATCCGCGATAGTAGACGAGTTGCATATCGAGACCGCCAGCAGCGGTGACCTCGCGGAACATTTCCGCCTGCAGTACGCAGGCTGTGTCCCACGTTGGTTGTCGGCTGACAGTAGCGTCGAGGGCGAAGATGAGGTGTCCGCGTGCCTGAGCTTGCTGAGGCAAGTGTCTTGAGTTGAGCCAGGAAGGTGTCGAGCTCGGCAGCCGCTGGTATGCTCTGGTTGCGGCCCATAATCGAGGAACGTTCAGTCATTTTGACCTCCTGGTAGGTTTTGATGGGACCGAGTGGACCCTTGGGACCTCTGTCATCAGTACGCGCGAGATCGCAGGCAAAAAAGCTGGAGGTGCAGACGGAGCTCCAAAGGGTCCAATAGGTCCAACCAATTATTTGACCTCCGAGAGGCGAAAGGCAGCGCGGCCCGCCCGAGCCTGTTCTCTGACCAGCCAATATTTGCGGTCGTTGCTCGCCCGCACTACGCGTCCACTGTTCCGGTGTAGCCACTCGCCCAATCGCTTGGCCGAAATGTTGCCATCCTTGTCGCCAGCGATGCGGGTGAGAAGTCGTTTGAACACCGGAGGATTGAAGCCGGCGGGTGCTACAGACGCGGCCTCGACAATGCTGGCGCTTAGGTAGGGCTCATCGAGCTTGAGCTCGTCCCGCCACTGGTCGACCATCTCGCGCAGGTCGGCGAGCTCGGGGTCCTCGGCTTGAGTGGTATCGACGCTCGCGACCGGGTCCGGCTCGCCCAGCCAGACCAGCGGACTGCGCACCATGTGGGACCATTCCGCGTAGCTGCCGAATGGTCCGCAAACCGGTGGCGCCCCGGCTGCGAGATAGGCGCGCATGATCGTGAGCCCGGCCGCGACGTAGGTGCTTCGGTTGGCTGCGGCTTGCTGGAGCGTGTCGCGGTTGAATTTCCGTAGCTCCGGCCGCTCGTCCAGCGTCTCGAGGTTACAGACAAGACCGCGGCGGACCATGTCGCCCTTGAATGTGATGTTGTTGCCGGTGGCGTACATGGCGGTATGGACTTCGCAGTCTGGCATCTCGCTGCGGCCAAGGATTCTGATCTTGACTACCGGTCGCTCGGCGATCTGGCACAAGAGCTCGCCGCCAAGATCGTGAGTGCAGTTGTCGAGCGAGATCATCGCTATGCCGCTCAGCACTACGGACCCGAGACGCTTCTCGGTCTCCTCCACGCTTTTCAGCGCGGTGATGACGGGACACAGCCGGCCGGTGGCGATCATGGCCGCGGTGTCGACAAGATAGCTCTTGCCCGTTCCTGGCATGTGGGCGCGGACCAGGAGCATGGGGGCAGTCGGGAGCGAGCCGCGGACCAATGCTGTCAGCAAGCCGGAGAGCGCAACGGAGCGGTTGAGCCTTTTCTCGTGCTCGCCTTCGATCCGCTTGAAGGAAAACTCGGAGTGTAGATCGATCAGCAGCTTGAGCGCCGCGAGTGCCTGATCCTTGGTGGGGTGTTCCGGTATCGGTGGGAGCTGAAAGCCGGGCAACAGGTAGAGCTCGGTCTCAGGGTCGTGGCCTGGGACGGCGAGCAGCGAACCATCGGGGCGCAGTGTCGGAATAGTGATAACGCCGGTGACGTGTGGAAACCGCCAACGCCGCTCGCTTGCAAGGATGACACGCATGTGCCGTAGCGGCGGGTCGGTATCGACCCAGGCATTGCGCTTGCGATCGTATTTCTGAAACGCGGCGGACTCCGCGGCCGGTCCCAAAAACGATTCGGGGGAGAGCGGGCGCAGGCGCGCGACCACGGTCTTGCGTCCATCCGATGCCGACATGTTTTCGGCGACGGGCTCCACAAGCATTCCAGCGCGCGAAAAGATCGGCAGCCCGGATGCGAGCAGCGCGTCCTCGGTCTCGCCGAGGATACGCAGCAGTTGACCGTCCACTATCTGGATGGTGGGGCGAGCGCCCTGGGGCGGCGGCTGTGGCCTTATTCGCGGCTGCTTTCGGCCGGCTTGCGCGCCACTATCGATGGTGGCCTCTACTGCTGCTGCCCCGTCATCGAGGACGAGCCCGCAAGTCTGCGCCGCCTCGAATAGCCGGTCACGGACCTCCTGCTCGTCGAGGCCACCTCCCGCGACAATCTGAAACAGGCTGAAGGCGGCGGTGTTGAGCGTGGTGTTGCGTGTGCCTGGCTGCGCGGAAGCGACTTCCTTGCATTCGCGCTCGAGGGCGGCCTTTGCCCAGGCTTTAGCCTTCGTGGCTTTGGCGAGCGTGATCAGCCAGCTCGGGGCCGCTGCTGCTTGGGCGACGCCGTTGGATACCCAACGATACTCCCCGCCGCTGGCGTTCTTGCTCGGCGGCAGACAGACATAACCTCCATTGGCACGTACATCGACGCCGGGACCGATCTTGCCGGCGCTGTTTCGGATCTCGACGTTGCTGTCCCAGCTGAAAATGAGGTGCTGCCCGCCGCGCGGAGTGGTCGTCTTCAGCGTTTCCGGGATCGGGCCGCGCTGCGCGATCAACTGGTCGAACGTGGCCTTGCCGTCGATCTTTCTGGCGGAGTCAAGATCGAGATCGACGACCCACATGCCGCTGGCAGGACCGGTCGGTGCGCCGATCATGGCGTTGGGCCATCTCTGCCACCACGCGCGAATCTGCGCCTCGTCTTTGCTCGCGTCCTTGAAGCCACTGGAAGTGAGCGGCTTCTTATCGAGCGGGTTGCATGGAAAGACCGGAATACCCATCCGTGCATATTCAAGCGCGGCTTCGAGTTCGGTGGGTGCTTTGTTGGCGTGCGGCTGTGGGCTCATGTGATCTTTCCGCCCAATTTGTCGAAAAGGCTGGCAAGGTATTTGTGCTGGTTTGGAGTCGGCTCGCGCCCGTACACGGTGCGCGAGGCCATGTCGTCAATAAACTCGTGGTGCTTCGCAGGAAGCCGATGCTTCTCACGCTGCACAAAGAGGGCCACCTCGGTCCATTCGAGCTTTCGATCGGTGTTGCGGAACGCGCCGGTGCCGTGCTGCTTGGCTTCCGCCGCCTTGACGCCTTCGGCGTAGCCGATGGCGCGGGTGTTCTCGATCTCGCTGCGAATTTTCTGCTTGTCGGCATCGGTTAGACCGCCGCCGTTCTCGACGTGTTCAGCAAGTGCGTGGATGTTGCTGCCAGCAGATTCCAATACGCGGATGAACGCGTGCACTGTGCCGATGATCTCGCCATCCTGATTCGAGGACAACATGCGGATCAGTGCCGCAAGCTTTTCGCTGGTCGTGCTGGGGATGGCTTTCATCGCCAGCACCGCTCCCTGTGCGAGCACATCCCGCAGCGCCAATCCGTGGGATCGTCGTAGGCACGCGGCAGCAATTCGCCGGCGCGCGTTGCTGCGATGATGTTGACAGCGCGGTCGCTCCACAGCTGCGCACGCTCGGCGTTGAATGGCACGAAGAAGTGCAGCCACTCGCAGCTGTCGGCGTTCGTGACGGTAAACAGCGCGGGATTGGTAACGTTGAGATACGCTTGATAGAGCGAGACCTGCGCGAGGTAGTGCGGATATTTCTTTTCGAGTCCGTCGCGCTCCACCTCACGCCAGCCTCCGGCGTTGAGAGCCTTGTGCTCCCAAATCGCGGGATAGATCAGATAGGCGCCCCGCAGATCGGGGCCGTGGATGATGATGCCGTCGGCGTGTCCACGCAGCGCACCGCCGGCCGCGGTGAAGGCCAGCACTTCAGGCGGTGCAAACTTGAATCCGGCCGCGGTGAGGCGCCGGCGCGTGCGCTCCTCGAAGTAGTGTCCGCGATCGAAAATCTCGCGCGTCCTGGCCGCGAGCTCCGGCTTACACCACCAATCGTATTGAATGCGGCGGGCGCACTCGTGCCCGATGATCGATGCGCCTAGATAGGGGCGCGGAAGCTCGGCGGCCGTTGCCGCGGCACGCTCGATCGCGTCATTGATGGCACCGTTGATCGGCTCAATCGATAGATTGGCGTGGTTGAGATTGACCAAGGGAGATCTCCGCTCAAATTCCGATCTCGTCGTTGAATTCGTCGGGCGTCATCAATGGGCCGCCCGCGGCCGCATTGGCCTGCCGCGCAATCACGTCTGCGCTCGATTTGCGAGTGACGCCCTTATCGCTCAGATCACGCGCAGTCATCGCCTTGCGGATCAACGGCATGGCCTTGAGCAGAAATTCGATGATTGTCTCGCGCGGCCATTCCGCGAGTGGCTTCGACCAGTCGACGATCTCGGCGCAGGCGTCGGCCAGTTCCGGCAAAATTGCCGCCACTGCGCCGGCATCCCACGGATCAGGGTCGAGTGTGGTGAGACGGATGAGCTGTTCGGTGTCGAGCTGTTCTGCAGCTGCTTGCTGGGCGCGCTTGCTGATCCAGGCGAACAACACTGCAGCGAGAACCCAACCCCATTCGGTTTCACTCAATCGTCCAACTGGTGTGCCGGGTGGGATGGGGCCGCCCATCTGGACAACCCCACGCGCGGCGGCGATGGCGGCGGCGGTGGCATCCCGCTGCCACAGGTCCTCGATCGCGGACAGAGAGACTTGTCCGATGCGGAATTTTTTTCTCACTATGCCCATCCTGGCCGCGCGACGGGCGGCGCAGAGCTGGGGGGCGTTGCCGCCGGTGAGGCACCACCGCCGTTGAATGGCGGCGGCTGCTCGACCCGGCGCCAGTCCTTCTTGTCGGGCGTGATCACTCCCGCCAGAATGTTTTTGTCCGGCCAGCTCCCGCCGCCGTCTTTCTTTGCGCCGCCCTTCTCGATGCCGATCTTGGCAATGAAGGTCATGCCCTCAAACTGCTTGAGGCTGACCGTGCGGGCAGCACGCGCTTGCGGACTTACATCATCGGGCTTGAGACCAAGCGCGGAGTCGAGGATAGCCTTGAGCGTGCCGCGATTCGTGTCAATGATTTGGGCGTGTCCCGGAGTTGTGCCCTCAAGGACCCAGTACTCCCAGAATTTGCGATTCTTGTACTGGCCATCGGCAACGGTGAATACGCAATCGAGCATCTCGCAGCCGCCGTCCTTGCTGAGCTTGAGCATGCCATCCTCGCCGACATTGCCGGCGCGGATATGCAGCACGACCGTAGCGACCGTGCCGTGAGGGATCAGTTCAAACTGGGGCGGCGGAGCGTCGGTGTAGTCATAAGGCATGATTGCCTCCTTTCATGTTTGAGCGGATCGCTCGGGTGAAACGATTGTGAAGGGCTTGCGCTGGCCCGGACGGGTGAGCTTTTCGAGCAACGCACCAAGGTTCGGCGGTTCGAGCTGGTCGAGCCGACCGGAACGATCCTTAGCCGGATAGCTCCATGGATTCGGGTTTATGCACACGAATGCGCACACGGGCTTGCGATCGCCGAAGTCAATCCAGGTCATGGTGACGATTTGATCGATGATCGCAGGCGGCTCGCGTCCGGTTTGTCTGCTGCCCTCGATCTGCGGATGCCACGTGGCGATGTTGAATTCGTCGATGTTCTTTTCGAGCACCGCCACGAAACAGACGTTGCGTCCGCGAGCGTGTTGGAGCTGATTTAACCAGCCCACCATGCTTCTGCCGTGCAATCCATAAATTGCGCGCAGGTCCTTGCGACCGCGATCGGTGATGGCTTCCGGCTGTTGCTCTGCCCACGGGAAACATAGCCGCATAGCAGAGGTCAGGCTATCGACGAACACAGTTTGATAGGATGCGAGTCGTGCGAGCTCATCGCTCTGCATCAGCTGATTGAAATGTGCTTCGCTATAGGCAACGGTTGCCGACAGGGCCGGGTTGGAGCCGCCAAGCACGCACGCCCGGTCGCGGCATTCTTCCCATCGTCGTGGCCGCACGCTCGCGACCTGAAGATCGGCGACGGCGATATCCCCGGCCTTGATGTCAACAAATAAAGTTGTCGCGAGCATTTCTGAGCTTAACGAGCGCAGCCAGCTGGTTTTGCCGACATCGCTCGGCCCAACGATTAGAATCTTCGTGCCGTTCTTTTCAGCAAGACGCTGATCCGCAGTGATGATCTTCATGGTGCGCTTCTCCGGCGCTGCAGCTTTGCGTCGCTCATGCGTGCATCTCCAACTGGAATTCCAACTGGAGATTTTCGGCGCCCCAAAATTCAGACTTGCTTTCCGGCAATCGCAGGTCACAGCCAATGAAATTGCGTCCGAGTTGGTGGGCGGCGCACATCACGACGAAGCTGCCAGCCGCTGGATCAACGACGAGATCACCCGGTTCCGTAACGGCGCCGATTAGCCGTGAGATCAAACCGATTGGCTTCACATGGCAGTGGAGACGACGATCAACTTTCTCTGCCCATCGGTTGGGAATCCCGTGATCTCTCCACGTGGCTTTGGCTCGCACAGGTGGTTTCTGCAGGATCAACAAATAGTCACCTCGCCTGCGTGTTCTGTAGCCCATACCCATCTGAAGATTATCCCAGGCAATCAAATCGACGGGCGGACAAATGCCTGCAATCTGCAAATGTCGAGCTTGGCAAAGGTT